GTCTTTTGCCCCTGGTGGGAAGTACGAACAATGTCTGGTTGGAACAACGTTACGGTGATATTCGAGAGACATGTCTTCGAAGAGTGGTGTACCGTTAATAAACATGGACGCAGTACCATTTGTACCGAATGTATAGCCCGCGGATGTACCAAACGCGGCAATGTGTACGGCCTTAACGGGGTGGTTAAAGTACGTAAGATCGATGGTTTGTTCATCACCAGTCATTGGTTGGAACTGTGTTTGTGTGATAAGCATCTCATGTTCTGTTTTAGCAAAGAATTCGCGTTCCTCCGTGTCGAGGAAGATGTATGAACCATATACCTTTGGTGTAGAATCTGGGTTAAATGTACCGTTTCTACACTTGATTCTGATTTCAACCTGGTGGTATTGGAGACCGACGAGGGGTAAAGATTTGGTCCAATCTTCACTGAAGAAGAATGGGATAACGTAGGAATTGTCCGATGAGTTGTCACCTTTAACGTCGCAACTGGACCACGCAGAAGCTTTAGCTTCTGTAGTGTTATAAAGAGCGGTGTGTGTAGTATTGATGAATCCTGAATCTATCTTGGAAACTTCTTGACCACCTACCCAAAGTGAAAATTCGGTTGGTGAAGTTATATCGTTGTAATTATATATACTTCCATCACTAGTATTACCCTTATGGTTAATGTTTGTACCTTCGATCCATACATAGCTTAAGAGATCTCCTTTGGATTTAATTGGGATGGAAATTTCGTTTCCCGAACCAAACGTACCGATATAATCGAGGCGTTCTGGTTTAATTGCGAAGTTGGTGTGACGTTTATAGTTTTGTCTGAAGAACGAGACTTGTGGGTCGCCTGTGATGTACACATCTTGGGCACCGACCGATACGAGGTCAATCAAAGCAGCTGACATATTTTACTAATATAGTATATTAAAAAAATTGAGCGATAACGTAATAAAAGAAAATGGTTGTTTTTCAAGCACTCACATGGGAAACTGAAGATAAACATGGTGAACACTTGATACATATTTTTGGGAGAACAGAAGATTGTAAATCTGTGTGTGTAACAACCGCATTTTCACCTTATTTATTTATAAAACTTCCAATGGAGGACTATACTGCGCGTGCTGAAACATATTATACCAGTATTATGAGATCGTGTCCTGGTTTAATAATGAGTTACGACATTCAATCTTCCATGGATGTTTGGGGGTTTCAAAATTGTAAAAAGTTTTATTTCATGAAACTTAATTTTGATACACTCGCACATCGTCGTAAAGTTTCGTATATGCTCAAACATTCCCTGCGTATATACGAAGATATTTTACCACCTAACGATTACGGTGAACCGCGCGAAATTCCGGTCCCTGAATACGTTAAGTTAAAACTTTACGAGTCTAATTTGGAACCTGTTCTTAGATTAATGCATGTAACTGGTATTCAATCGACTGGGTGGTTAGATTCCGGTGATGATTGTATACACGTCAATTATGCCAATACGAATTTGGATCTAAAGTGTTTAGATTGGAAAACACTTAAACCAGTTGATAAACCTGAAACTGCACCTTTCGTTGTAGCTTCCCTGGATATTGAGTGTAATAGCTCTACTGGTAAATTTCCTGATGCTGATATATCTGGTGATTGTTGTTTTCAGATAGCATTATCACTTTGTTATTTTGGTACAGATGTACCGTACGATAAGACGTGTTTCTGTTATAAAAAGACAGATCCAGAATTACAAGACTGTACTATTCTGAGTTATGATTCCGAGAGGAGTATGCTAGAAGCGTTTAGTAAATACCTATTAACAATGGATGTTGATATCATTACGGGTTGGAACATATTTGGTTTCGATATGAATTATATAATGACACGCGCAAAAAATGTAGGATGTTCTAGTTCCTTTTATGAAATGAGTAAACTTAGGAACCATAAGTGTGAGATGAAAATAAAGAAGTTATCTTCTAGCGCACTTGGTGATAACGAATTGAAGTTATTACCTATACCCGGTCGTTTTATTTTTGATATGTTTCATGAAGTTAAAAAAGGGTATAAACTCGATTCGTATAAACTCGATAACGTTTCTAAATTATACCTAGGTGATCAGAAAATCGATATGCCCGCGAGGGAAATGTTTGCTCGTTTCAGGGAAGGAGATCCTATAAAACTACGCGAGGTCGCAGAATATTGTATAAAGGATACTTTACTTCCTCATAAATTACTTTCTAAATTATGTACACTTGTAAATCTTCTCGAGATGGCAAAAGCGACATGGGTTCCGTTATGTTATTTAGTAGAGAGAGGTCAACAGATTAAAGTGTTTAGTCAGTTAACTAAAAAAGCGAGGGAAATGGGGTACCTTGTTCCTACTATAGAATGGGGTCAGGGTCTTGTCGATGGGTACGAAGGAGCAACTGTATTAGAGGCACAGAAGGGTGCGTATTATACACCTATAACAGCCCTTGATTTTGAAGCACTGTATCCATCTATAATGGTAGGGCACAACTTATGTTATTCGACACTGATTTTGGATCCAATTTATGAAAATAAAAAGTTTTATCCTGATTTAGAAATCGAAACGTTTGGTAAACATAAATTCGTACAAAACGTACCGAGTCTTATACCAAGTATTTTAACAGAACTTAAACAGTTTAGAAAACAAGCTAAACGCGATATGGCTAATTCGACGGGGTCTTTGAAAGAGATGTATAACGGTAAACAATTGGCGTATAAGATTTCCATGAATTCTGTATACGGTTTTACCGGTGCGTCTAAAGGTATGTTACCGTGTGTACCAATAGCATCTTCAACGACCATGAAAGGGCGTATGATGATTGAAGATACGAAGAATTACGTCGAGAAACATTACCCTGGAGCAAAGGTAAGGTACGGCGATACTGATTCTGTTATGGTTGAATTTGATGTAGGTGATCGTAAAGGTGAGGAGGCTATTAAATATAGTTGGGAACTTGGTGAACGCGCGGCGGATGAGTGTACAAAACTTTTTAAGAAACCAAATAATCTCGAACTCGAAAAGGTGTATTATCCGTATTTTTTATATTCAAAGAAAAGGTACGCCGCAAAACTTTGGACGCAAGGTAAAGATGGTAAAATGAATATGGATTATATAGATGTGAAAGGTCTTCAGCTTGTTCGTCGTGATAATACACCATACATGCGTGAAGTATGTAAAGAGCTACTCGATGTTATTTTGGAAAGTAATGATACGGCGGCACCAAAAGCACTTGCTTTACAACGTGCGGTTGAATTATTAGGGGGTTCTGTTCCTAATGAAAAACTCATACTTTCACAACAATTGGGTGATTCCTATAAGTCTGATAATTTACCACACGTACAGGTACGTAATAAAATGCGCGATAGACAACCTGGTTCTGAACCACAATCTGGTGATAGAGTTCCTTATATTTTATGTAAAACATGGGATCCACGAGCAAAAGCGTACGAAAAAGCTGAAGATCCGAAGTATGCGCTCGATAATAATATGAGTATAGATTATCCTTATTATTTCCTTAATAAATTTATTAATCCTGTTTGTGATTTAATCGATCCGTTATTTGACGATCCTAAGGAAGAGATATTTGGACAACTCATAAAAAAGTCTAAGCCCGAAAAGCGTAGTAGACTTTGTGATTACGATCCCAAACAGAAACGTATTTCTGACATTTTTAAACTTAAAAAATAGAATAGTATATGTAATAAGAGACCATGGATGATATAGATTGTATTTTTCATGAAACGTATGAAACGTACGAAAAAAATTTAAAACAAGCTATCCAATCAAAACTTATTAAATTGTATCGGGAATTATCATCTCGGTATAATAACATGATTTTTACTGATTTTTCAAAAAACTGCCAATATGTAAATGAAGACAAGAATGTGGAAATGCCAAATATATTGAATGAACGCGAATATGACAATAGAGAATATTCTGATTGTATATCGGCTATGTTAAAACATACATATACTAGAATAGACAAAGTTATGTGTAAATCCCTAGAGCGTATATATAGAGAAAATAAGGGTATAATTAATTTAAAGTCGAATATCGATTTGATTCAAGATACTCATAAAAAATCACGCATGAATGGTATTTTATGTCTTGGTATTACTAATAGGGGTACCATATGTAGTCAGTTAGCTGTACGAAATATTGGAAAATTCCAATTTTGTAAAAAATGTGCTAAAAATACAACCGTCGACGTTACACCTATTAAAACATGTCTTAAATATACCCACACTGGGACATCTACGTCTACTTCTGAAATCTCAAATGGAAGTGAGCATGAAGACGATAATCCATTACCGTTCGATACAACGTATTAAACAAAGTTACTTAAAGTTATGGTTTATAGAATCTATAAGATGAATAGATCAAATGTATTATTGACATCTATAAATAAATTTTATGAAATACCTGAAAACTGTGATATATTAACACAAATATTAAATAAATCGGGTGGTATATCGTTACGAAATTTAGAATGGTTTATTACAAATTATTCTAAAAAAAATAATTTGACTTATAAGACTTGCGATGGTAAAATTTTTAGTGTTCACGTAGCATATAAATCGAGTTTGGATGGGTATAGTAAAAAGTTATTCGATCCGTTTTGTAGAGCGGATAAAATTACATATACTATACCGGGTACAACTAATGAAATTCATACTACTGTAGCGCAGTTAAATTTCATTAGATGGTGTATAAAAAACAACATAATAGATTACATAAAAGATCATAAGTTACAGTTATTTAATAAGCGCGTGTCATGAAACCATTTTCAAATGAAAGTGTTTGATAACCTACATAATACATATTAAGTGTATAGTCACTCGTTAATCCACTTGTCATTTTTACATCTAAAACAGTTCTATCAGATTTAAGTTGACTAAAATCTAAGCTTCCCGATGGTTCCACATTAACCGGATTCATCGAGAACGCATACGTGTATATATTTCTATATGGTCTAGATAAACGATTAGATAATGGTACGGTATATTTGAAATATTTATGATCAGTATCTTGAAATCCCGGAACATCCTCACCGTTTATAAATATTTTAGCGCTGGTCATTGGTGCGTTATAAAATTCATTTATTATAGAATATTGTACGTTAGACGAAAAATTATACCTATTAGCAAACACGTTTGCTAATAAATTATTACCACCTGTGTGTATAGTTTCATTTTCAAACGCTTCTTGTCTGAAAAACCAATTAATACTTTTAACTGGTATTTTTGGAACAAGTTCGAGTTTAGCATTGGTTTCTCCGGCTGATATAACGGTAGACGGGTGTTTCTGTACTATATCGGTAATGAGAACATGTTTATTATTAGCGATGTACGAACGTTCACTATTTTCTAATGTAATTTCTTCAGTTACTATATCGAAACTGTTTAATGTGATAGTACTCGTATAATCAGTAAAAAATGTTTGTGGTCTGAATTTTATTTCAAACTGGATTTTCTGTTTATTAATAGCACACGTTGGAAAATATGGTCTATTTGGTTTATTTGTTTCGTATTCATCACCTTCGTATTTTCTCGAGAAGAAAAATGGTATAGGTATAAACAATTTTGATTTAAATTGACTAAAAATTTGATTACCGGCCAATAAAGATGTATCTTCAGCTAAATTCCTGTTAATTGTGTATCTTTTTGTTCTTTTTTCTGATTCGTCTAAATAAAGTTCATCGTATATTATTCCCCAATCTGAATGAAATGTTTCTATGATTGTTTCATCTACACGCATTGTTATAGATTCAATCACGTGTCTACCAACCTGATCTGCGTAATAATAATCATTACCACCTCCGGATGGTAACCCTGGAAGTTCCATGGAAATATACATATTCGATAAAAGATCTCCCATATTCCTTGGGTTAAGAGTGATTTTAATGGTTTCACCAAAAGGCCAATTTGCTTTAGCATTACCTGGTTTAATTATATTTGTACTTTTATGAAACTTTGTAAAATTAGAATGTTGTTTACTGTCGTAATTAAAGAATGAATTTGTATATTCGTTTTCTAACAAATAAGTGTCCTGTTTACCTATCGCATTTAGTGATAATATAGCGCCTGTATCTGGTCCACTTGTATCACACATACTACTTATTACAATACAATTTTTTAAATATCGTTATACACAATCATTTGTCTATTTTTAAAATTATTTGATACGTATTTGTGTAACGAATTGTACCATAATAGTAAATAATTTTTAGTCAATGATAAAGATGTTTTAGGTAATGGTTTACATTTCCCCGTTTCTATATTTCTTAACTCTTTTAAACTTGGTTTTTTTATATTTGTAAAACAAGAATAACATACACGATTTATTTTTAAACCATAAAACTTATAATACGTATCATTATTGTATAAAAATATAGGATTAATACGTCTATATTTTCTAATGAGATCGCGAACTTCTTGATTATTTGATTTAATATACGGTTTTAACGGTGCGTTACAACCAAAACAAAATCCCTTACATTTAATATACATAAAAGAAAAACAATTTATTCTTTTATGTACTATAATGAAATTAGACAACCTGATGGAACTCCTATTATAGGTATAAATTATGAAGAAGAAAGACCACATGTAATAGATGTGGTACCTGTCATTGAAACTCAACGAGTTCAACAACAAGAATCTGAGTATGAATTAT